ACGGAATATTGCGACGGTTAGCAATTTTCGTATAGTCATAAAATTGAATATCGGGGAAAGCATAAAAGATATTTTCACGTTTAACGCCGATTTGATCAATTAATGGAATGTTTTCAAATCGAATATCACTTGTGCCATTGAGACGCACAACAAGCTTAAAACCGTCTCGCTTTGCCTTTGCTTGCAATGCCGCAATTTCCATTGCCAATTGCGCCATAAACATTTGCCTATGTTGATTGAAAAACAATGTTTTCCGCAATCTGGAAAGCATAACATTCGACATTGCGCCGCGACCAGCCGAAAAAAGGCATGGATTTTTGCACAATGCCAAATCGGCCATAGCGCAAAGATTAATGCCGCTGCCATTGGCCGGCATAAGGTAAAGAATTGCCGTTCTAATGCCGTATTTTTCGCCTTTAACGGTTTTTGCGTTAGTGTCTAAGCCCAAAAGCTTATCGGGAAAGTGCCCAAAAAGCTTAACATTTTTGGGTGATGATAAAATCTGATTTTGCAATTCCAGCGACAAGCCGGAAATATCATAAACAAGTGATGTTTTCTTAAGCATGATTTTATTCCCTATTAAAAAGTTTCAATGATAATTGCGCCTAACAGGCAAAGAGCAATTGCGATATAAAGCGGCTTATATGTCATTTTAAATGGCCCACAATTGACGCAATGCGGAAAGGCAATCGGCCGGCTTGTCGTCAACTAGGGCAAGCTTTGCGCTTTCCAGCGCCGCTATTCTTGCCTCTAGCGTTTCAGGCATGACGAATTCGCTTTTTTCGTCATGATCAATGCAGGCGGCGCTATAGCCAATTGCATAAGATAGCGCGATGCGAGTTGCATACATATTGCCAAGCAATAAATCGCGAACGGTAACGCTATCAACGTGAATGAAATCGTTCATTTTTATATCCTTTCAATAATTGCACAATTGCCCGAAAAATCGCTTTCCTCTTTTTCAAATTGGATTGCGCCATTTTCGCAATCGATACCGATTAGGAAACTATCGGGGAGAATAAGCCAAAATGCGATAATGGCGATTGCTGCTATTAGAAGCTTTTGCATGTTATTCGCCCTTTGCTTTGGCGATTGCAGCAACAGCCCTTGACCATAGTTGCGAGTCATTATCCCACATATAACCCTTGTTTACCGCTTCCTGCAAAATTTGAAGCAAATCCGGCGCAGCCTTTGCTAGGTTTACGCGATTAATCAAATCCATTGTTTTTTCATCTAGTGACATATCGATTTCCCTTCACTCTCAATTGTTATGCCATTTTCTATAATGACGTCCAATGGTCGTGTAAACCCATAAAATGCATTTTTTGCGCCTTAAATGCATTTTTTTGACCAAAGGCCGTGTTCACCAAAATCACGCCTTATAATATGGCCACCACTAGGGCCGGATTTTGCATGTTTTTCCGGCCCTAGCCATAAAATCGGCGATAAAATACAAAGTTGCTGAAAATTGTAATAAAATTGCGCGGTTTCCGCGAACGGTGAAATATAATTTCACATTGTAATTTTATTGCTCAAAATTGTAATTTTGTGTCGCAAGTGGTCAAAAAATTGACCCCCCATACGATTTATGACCCCCCATACGATTTATGGAGCAAAAAAATGGGCGGCAGCCGAGCCGGCCACCACCCCCTCATACGATTTATGGAGCAAAAACTCCGGCGGAAAAAATTTTCAAATCGTGTCGGAAAAAATTATTTTATAACACTCAGCCTCTTTATCATTTGCAAACTGCTGGATCGCCCGATCTCTGACCTCTGGCGTAATGAACACCGGCATCTCATAAGCCTCAACAGCATATATCCGCACCAGCGTCTTCATGCCTTCCTTGGCCTTGTCAGGCAGCCCAGACCGATCAATTACATCAATGTGCCTGTTGATATATTCGCTGATCGAGCGATTATGCTGGCGAAACGCCATAGCGTTTTTGGCGGTGATCGCCATCAGCGGGCAGATGTCATTAGCCCTATCTTTCGCAATTGCCCCTGAAACGGGAATTACCGCAAGTGCCAGTGCTGCGGCTCCAAACAGAATTTTCTTAATCATTATGCTACCTTTCTCACATTAAGCGCCTTAGCGCACTCTTTTTCCCAAAAAGCGAAGTCAAAAACGGGTTCCCCGTTCTCATCATACCGCTCAAGACCCTGTTTGGACGCATTGCCCAAAAGGATCATCAGATCATTGAGCAAGTTCGTCGCAAACAGGTGCCTTGGCCCCTCGAAATCAATATTATCATTCATATGTCACATCCTATCTAAATATCGCTTCAATATCCTGTCAAAGTGGCGTGGCAGACTATACGCAAGCTGCTCTCGCCCAGCCTTATAAAAATCATATCGCGGAGTGTAATTTACGCTTTGCGAAAACACAAGAACTGTCCGCAAATCGTCCCCCATACGCTCCGCGATATGAGTCGGCCTTCCCCCTTCGTCAGTCATGACGAAAAACTTGGCTGCCTTCGATTTATTTTTCCCAGCGCCCATAGCGGTGGGAACTGCCCCCAAGTCAGCCAGCATTTTTGCATAAACGGCACCAGTGATGTTGCCATACATGTTTCGCGGGTAGCCGTTCCCCATAATGGTAAAGCCACCCTGCGGAAAAGCACCAATGCTCTGTAATCTTTTTTCACTGGCCTTGCGTCGACGCGATCCGCCAAACACATGGGGCCGGATTACATCGTTCTGACTGCGCCCAACTGGAAACTCTTCGAAATACGTCCCAGCGTTAGCCAGCGACTGCCCAAAGCGCCTTCCACCAACTTGTCTGTCCTTCCCATAGGGCAAAGACTTCACCAGCCCCTTTAGGAGCCAAGGCGTCGGCTTATCAAACGCAACCTTCATCTCATCGGTCTGGCGACGATGAATATCATTAACCGTTTCGGTCATGGCGCCGACAACAGCCTTCTCAATAAGCTGCGGCATCTGTTGCAGAGCCGCAAACTTACGATCAAGATCGCTGGCGTCCAGCTTCATCGCCAACATCAGTCCATGTCCTCAAATTCACCACACCAAGCGTGTGGAGACACCACAGGTGAAAAGAACTTCGGCCTACCAGCCTCATCCGTCGAAGTGAACACCGGTGGCATACGCCGACAATAGCCATGAGACCCAGAGGGGCTTGGCTGGAAGAAATAGCAGTCGATGCAACGCTCAACCCGTTCAGTCATTTCAATGCTCATTTTTACCTTTTCCATTTTATGCCCCCGCGACCTTGTACATCGCCAAACATAATTTAGCAATACGGGGCCTGCTCATCTTCAAACTCTTCCATAAACAAAACAACCATGTCGCAAAGTTCGTTTCGGTGCTGGGCCAGTTTTGAAAAATCACCACCCATAGCAAATCTCGCACCATTCCATGATAGCCAGTAATTTGCTTTATTCACAACTCTGCCGTTGGCGACAAGTTTAATATAATCCCACTCACCACCGCTTGGCTGAGGTTTACGATAAAGCACCCACTTAACATTCTCGAACTTGCCGACTTCACCAAGCCTGATCCAGCCCGTCTCCTCGCCCTCGTGATTTCCTGAATATGTTCGTCCCATTTCCTTACTCCTATAGTGTTCCCTATAGGTGCTACCATTCTTTGAAAGTTTCAACCCCGAAAATCACTGCATTCATTTTTGACCCTGACCCTTTGACCCTACCCCTGCCTTAAAAGGGGGTAGGGTGTCAGGGTCATTTCGGGATCAAAAAATCATGCTTTTGCCCCTTTTTGACCCTGACCCTTTTTTTGACCCTAGGGTCAATTAGGGTCAACTTTTATCCTCATTTTTCTTTTGCATCATGACGCTCCCATTGACCTCTTCGATCCATATCCACCCATGCTCAAAAGGCTCAATCATACGAGCATCAATAAGCGCCCCGATCAGCTTTTCATTGTAGGACGGATTGACCATATTGCGGATTGTCCGCTCCTTCACCCCATCAGCTTGCAGCTTATCTTTAAGGGCGGATTTGGTCAGGTACGGCTTGCCATCCTTGACTTCCCTTCCCTTCAACTCCCAAGCGCCTTCCCAGACGCGCCTGTGCCGATCTAGGGAAGATTCCTTCTTCCGCTCAGGCGGAGCCTCATCAAGGGCCAGCACAGCACTCTTGACCTGTTCACCGTCCTCATCGAGCCAGCCGTTGATCGGAACGATTTCCAACTTGACCCAGAGTGGCTGTGCCTCTTCGGCATCCTTGGACTTGCGCTGGACAATCTGCATAGGCTTATCGCCCTTCCTTGGGATGATGCTGATCTCGATTTCGAGCGCACCCTTCCACGCAGACGATCCACGCGCTCGATGCTGGGCCTCTTCAGATACGCCAGTGTGATGCACCAGAACGACACTGCACTGGAACTCGCGCATCAGGTTGGCGCAGGCATCGATCATCGTCTTTGCGTCCTGTGCGCTGTTCTCATCGCCAGCAAGGAAGCGGTGCAGGGTGTCCACCGTGATGGCCGACGGTTTCTTGGGCAGCGCCCTGATTGCCTCGACTACCCTTAAATACCCTTCTGGGGTGTTGAGGTCGCAGCCAGCCTTGGAGAGCCACATATCGAGGTTCTGCACATTGTGATGCTGCTTCCATGCGGCAATACGACTTCTGAGGCCGTGATGGCCTTCACCGGCCAGATAGACCACCGGCCCCTGCTTTACCTTGTGGCCGTGCCAATCTGGTAGGCCAGCCGCCATGTGCAGGCACCAATCGAGGGCTGCAAAGGTCTTGCCGCCGCCTGATGGGCCATGAACCATTATGAGAGCCTCTTCTTGCAGCCAGTGCTTGACCAGCCAGCGGATTGGCTTGGGGCTCGTCGAGAACTCATCTGCGGGGATCAGCCAGTCACTGACATCCGGCTGGAGCAGCAGCTTCAAGTCGCCACCTTCAGCCACAAAGTCATTGGCATCCCCTAGGCTGGGCGGCATTACCACCCGTGCGCCGTATTTGGCCGAGGCTTGGTCGGCATATTTAAGCCCAACGCCACTGGCATCGTTGTCAGCCACAATCACAATCTCTTGTGCCGCGCCGTGCTTCTCGCGGATCGTGCCTGTGACCGGCACAAGGTTTGATGCTGAATAGGCAACGATGCAGGGACGGTTGGTCACCTCATTGATTGTGGCCGCCGTCGCAAAGCCCTCTGCGATGTAAATGACACCAGCCTCATCGAGGGTTCCGAGCATCCAGAAGCATCCGCCAGTCTGGCCGCCGCTGTGATAAAGCTTGCCGCCGTCATTATCTATGTACTGGAGCGAAGCCAATTGGCCGTCAGGCGTGTAGAGCGGAAGCATGAGCCGTCCGTCTCCCGTCATTCTGGCGCCGTGCAGGCCTATCCCTTTACGAGCAAGATATGGATGTTCAGGCGTTGCCAGCATTCCGTTTGACCAGATTTTCTCGACGGTGTCGGACGCCATCTCGCGGGTGCGCTTCAAATCAGCATCGCGGATTGTTCGAGCCTCTGCCAGCCGCCGAGCGTTCACCATCTTTTCGCTGTCGGTAAGCTGGCGGCCTATGTCGGCGCAGAAGGTGACTTCCACACCGGCCCGCCAGCAACCGAAGCGGCCAGCCGGTACGCCGTCACTGAAAACCACATACCAGCCCGGCTTATCGTGGCCAGCCTTTCCTTTGGTATTGGAATTAAAGCGATGCAACTTGCCATCGAAGTAAATTTCCTTCGGCGGTGTAAGCCCAGCGGCCAGCATAGCATCTATTAATTGTTTCTCAGGTGATTCGGGTTTGGCGGGTGTGGGCGGTGACCATGCACCACCGAAGATGTTTGTTAGGTTCCCGCTCACTTTTTAGCCCCCTCTATAAGCTTACTAATGGAATCAACTTGCCGACGTACAACATTGTCTTTGTTCATCAAATCCTCGATCACCGCGCAGCCATGCATGATCGTTGTGTGATCGGTGCGGTTGATGCTGTAGGCGATGCGATCATAAGACAAATGCTGGCAGTGACGCTTCATCATATAATATGCGATTTGCCGAGCCTTGGCGATAGGTTTGTGACGCCGCCTCGACATGATATCATCTACTGATATACCAGTGATCTTGCTCACGGTATTGATGACCATTTTGGCAGGCGCACCCTTAGGCTTCCGCCGTGGCGGTGGGGTATACCATTTCGGAAACATTATTGGCCCCCAGTCAGATAGTCAGACAAAGCCTTCATCACGCCGAAGGTTGGGTTGGCATTCTTGCCTTGGCGAATTCGGCTGATCGTGGAGCGGGAAACTCCAGTCGCCTCAGAAATCACATTTATGCGACGATCCCGAAGGCCGTCCATTATCTCTTGCAGGGTAAGCATATTTTCTCCTTTCAAAATTAATTTGCATAGACGCTTTACAATGAGGATTTCATGACGTAAAGAACTTTTCACACACCGAACGGATTGTCCGACTGGTGTGAAGCAGGAGAGCCTTTATGGCAATTAATCTTAAAAGGACTGGCGGCCTATCCGCCAATGGCGTTAAGCTTCTTGTCTACGGACAGGCTGGCGCTGGCAAGACCTCTCTGATCCGCACACTGCCAAACCCAGTCGTGCTTTCAGCAGAGGGTGGTCTGCTTTCAATTCAGGACGCAGACATTCCTTTCATTGAGATCACCTCGATGGAAGAACTCCAAGAGGCATATATTTGGTGCCGCGATAGCGAAGAAGCCAAGGCGTTTGAAACCATCGCTTTGGACTCGATCTCCGAGGTTGCCGAAGTCGTTCTCAACTATGAGTTGAAGAACAACAAGGATGGCCGCGCTGCATATGGGGAATTGAATACCCAGATGACCAGCTTGATCCGCGCCTTCCGCGATCTGCCTTCCAAGCATGTCTATTTCAGCGCCAAGCTGGAAAAGTCGCAGGATGAGATGGGCAAGTTGCTTTACAACCCGTCTATGCCGGGGAAGTCACTGACCCAGTCGCTACCTTATTTCTTCGATGAAGTGCTTGCGCTTCGGGTGGAGCGCGACAGTGAAGGCGTCAATCAACGCGCAATTATGTGCGACACTGACGGCCTTTGGTTGGCCAAGGATCGTTCCGGCAAACTTGAGCCGTGGGAAGCGCCTGATTTGGGTTCAATCATTCGCAAGATTGGGGGTGAGTGATGGACATGTCAGTTAGGCTATCGAATTTGCTACAGGCAATTGATGGTGCCATAACAGATGACGGGTCAATAAACCTTGATTTGTTATCCCAATATTCTGAATATGATTTTTTGTCTCAACGCAATTTTGGCAGAAAGTCATTGAATGAATTAAAGGCAATAATGGCGTCATTTGGGCTTAGAATGAAGGGAAGCCAACCCCGTCCGCAGATAAAAATTAATCCGAAGGAGCAGGAGAGACAAAGAACGATATTGCAGCGAAATTTGGAAATGTATTGGCATCGCTGCAACGGAATGACTTTGCGTGAATTGTCGACTCTGTATGGCATTTCTCAAAGCCACGCTGGGATAGTAACAAAAAATATTTGGCGTTATTATGTATCTCGCTTCGACGATGAGCGGGCCATACGATTCCCCAGAATAAAAGAAGCCAAGGAAATTTATGACAAATTAGGGAGTTTCCAATGACCACCCTCTACCAAGACTGGCTCGAAGCCAAAAATCGTGAGCAGAAGGCAACCGCCGAGCGCCGCGAGATTGAAGACATGATCGTCAAGGAACTGGGCTTTAGCACCACCTTTGACGGCTCAAAAACCTACGATGCTGGCCCCTACAAGGTTCGCATCCAAGGCCGAATTGATCGCAAGATTGATTCTGACAAGCTGCAAGAGATTGCGGCAGAAAACGGGCTGTCAGCCCATCTTAGCAGTCTGTTTCGGTGGAAGCCGGAAATCAACATGACTGCATGGAAGGCCGCTGACGGTTCGATCACAGGCCCGCTGCTTGGCGCGATTACCGCCAAGGATGGCCGCCCTTCATTTTCAATCACAGTAAAGGATTAAGTTATGGCGTTTTTAGGTGAAGCTTTCAGCGTTGACACGCTGCCCGAAGGTCGCAGCTACGACCTCATTCCCGAAGGCTGGTACACAGTCAAAATCACCAAGGCTGACTTGAAGGACACTTCAAGCGGCACCGGCCAGCAGATCGATGTCCGCTATGACATCCTTGGCCCGACCCATGAAGGTCGCGTGATTTTCTCTTCGATCAATGTCCGCAACCAAAGCCAGAAGGCAGAGGAAATTGGCCGCCAGCAACTTGGCGAACTGATGCGGGCTATCGGTCTTAGCCGTGTTGAAGACAGCGACCAGTTGATTGGTGGTGAATGCCAAATCAAAATCAAGATCAAGCAACCGTCTGATCGCGATAAAGCTGCTGGCTACAATGACCCCAAGAACGAAGTTGGTGGCTTTAAGGCACTCGCCCTTGGCGGCGTTCCAATGGCTGCTGCTCCCGCAGCTTCGACAACCACTGCTTCTGCTGGTGGTGCAAAGGCACCTTGGGAAAAGTAAGCAAAAAAATCCCCCAGCTTTTTACGGCTGGGGGAAAGCAGGAAAGGAGAGAGGGCCATGCGTTTGCCCGAGCCGGTTCATAGTATATCCAGTCTGATTGATCAATATCATTCTGAACGTCAGGGCAAGCCCCGTCCTCATCTGGGAGCAAGTCTTCTTGGCCACCCTTGTGATCGGTGGTTGTGGCTCTCTTTTCGCTGGGTTGTGACCGAGAAATTCGATGGGCGCTTGCTGCGCCTGTTCCGTCGCGGTCACAATGAGGAAGACATGATTATTCGTGATCTTCGCTCAATTGGCATCGACATCCGCTCAAGCCAGCGCCGAGTTGAGTTTGGGGCGCATGTATCCGGCAGCTTGGACGGTGTGATTGAGAAGGGTGTTCCTGAGGCGCCGAAGGCCCGACATGTGGCTGAGTTCAAGACGCACTCAAAGAAATCGTTCGAAGATTTGCTGAAGCATGGCGTTGAGAAATCAAAGCCACAGCACTTTGTCCAGATGCAAGTCTACATGCATGGCACCGAGATCAGGCGAGCATTGTATTTTGCCGTCTGCAAGGATGATGACCGCATTTACACCGAGCGCGTTGAGTACGACAAGGAAGTGGCGCTGAAATATATTGAGAGGGGTAGGCGCATAACCCTTTCGGATAGGATGCCTGAACCTTTGGCGGGTGGAAGCCCTGAGTGGTATCAGTGCAAATTCTGCCCCGCTTATGATTTCTGCTGGAAGCAGCAGCCGACCAAGAATGTAAACTGCCGCACTTGCGCCCATGCGACTGCGATGGAGAACAACACTTGGCGCTGCGAACGGCACGACTCCGACGGCATCCCAGAGGATTTCCAGCGCACAGGCTGCGATGATCATGTGATCCATCCCGACACTGTGCCTTGGCCTATGGAAGGCTCAGAGGACGGCCAAACCGCCACGTTCGAGATTGACGGACGCCGGATCAAAAATGGTGGAGACGGCTATAAGAGCCGTGAGATCATTGCCAACCCAGAAGCTATGGACAGCCCGATGGTGCTGGCAGCTAGAGCGGCGTTTCTTGATGCAGAGGTGATAGGATGAGATACGAAAGCGACTCCGATCTGGAGAAAGAAAAGGAAGCTGCTCAAATTATCCATGAACGCTGGGGGCTTTTTTGCACCAAGCTTGGTGAAATAAAATACAGGGTTGATTGGGCGCTTTCCAATAAGAGGGGCATGGCCTGCTGGGGCGAGTTCAAATATCGCAGCGTAAAAAAGGACGCCTTTCCGACACTAATTCTCTCTGCTGATAAGTGGTCAAAGCTTGTACAGCTTTCCGGTGACAGCGGGCTTAACTCATTGCTATTTGTAAAGTGGATCGATGCCGATCTACATTTCGTCAGTGTGTATGGTGCGCTGGGTGCGAAGCTTGAATACACCGTCGGCGGGAATGCGGCCCGTGGTCGCGACGGCGACATCGAGCCTGTCGTTCACCTACCCATTAATTGGTTTAAACCTGTTGAGAAATATAATGCTCCGTGACTATCAAAAACGCGCCATAGGCCAGTTGTATGATTGGTTTGGCGCCAACCCGAAAGGGAACCCGTGTCTTGTCTTGCCGACTGGGTCTGGTAAGAGCCATATTGTCGCAGCACTGTGTAAGGATGCGATGGAGAATTGGCCCAATACGCGCATCTTGATGCTGACGCATGTCAAGGAACTGATCGAACAGAACGCCGCTAAAATGCGTGAGCATTGGCCAAATGCGCCAATGGGCATCTATTCCGCCAGTATTGGCAAGCGCCAGCTTGGGGAGCCAATCACTTTTGCTGGCATCCAGTCTGTGCGGACAAAGGCGACGCTTCTTGGATATATTGACCTGATCATAATTGATGAATGTCATCTGGTTAGCCACAAAGATGAGGGTGGCTATAGAAAGCTGATTAATGACCTGAAACAGATCAACCCAAACCTTCGGGTGGTGGGCTTGACTGCAACGCCATACAGGCTTGGTCATGGCCGCATCAATGAGGGCGACGGGCTGTTCCACGAACTGCTGGAGCCGGTGCTGATCGAGGAACTTATTTACAAGGGCTTCCTGTCAACTCTTCGCAGCAAGATCACCGAGGCACACTTTGACTTGAGTGGTGTTCACAAGCGTGGCGGCGAGTATGTCGAGGGGGAGTTAGCCGCAGCCGTCAACACGCTTGAGAACAATGAGGCGGTTGTGCGCGAAGTCATAAAGCTGGCTGGTGATCGCAAAGCTTGGTTATTCTTTTGCTCAGGTGTTGCTCACGCAGAGGCAATTTCGGATATGCTTAATGCAAACGGGATACCGGCAAATTTTGTTGTGGGGTCGACACCAAAAGCAGAGCGCGAACGAATTATTGCTGATTTCAAGGCTGGCAGGCTGCGGGCGCTGACAAACGCCAACGTGCTGACCACTGGCTTTGATTATCCTGACATCGATCTCATCGCCATGCTCAGGCCGACGATGAGTACTAGCCTCTACGTCCAGATGGCTGGGCGCGGGATGCGTGTCAAAAGTCATACCGATCACTGCTTGGTACTGGACTTTGCTGGAGTTGTAGCCCAGCACGGGCCGATCACTGCAATTAATCCAAGGTCTGTCACGAAGAAAGGTGAGGGACAGAGTGAGGCGCCGGTAAAAGTCTGCGACAATTGCAATGAACTTGTGCCGATCAGTGCCAGAACCTGTGATGCCTGTGGTTTTGCGTTTCCTGAGCCAGAAGCAAAAAAGCTGAAGCTGCACCAAGACGACATCATGGGCATGGCGGTCAACACAATGGAAGTTACCAAATGGTGGTGGCGCAAGCATACCAGCCGCACCAGTGGTAAGGATATGCTGGCTGTAACTTATTACGGATCACTATCCGATCCTTCGGTCACAGAGTATTTGCCGGTGTTGCACGATGGCTATGCAGGCACCAAGGCGCTAAGGTCACTGGGTGAACTCGCAGGTCTTAGCGGCGTTACGCTGGCAGGGAAACCTGATCTGGAGTCTGTTGCCAAGGGGATGACCGACGGGGAAATTCCAGTTGAAATAAAGTACAAGCGAGACGGTAAATTTTACCGAGTGATAGAAAGGATTTGGGATGTCGAGGCCACCGAAGCCGCCTGAACTGGTGCAATGGGAAGAGTGGATCACCGCAGGGCCGCCACAATTTTGCCACAATTGTGATCACTACTCTGGCACAGGACAGTGCTTTATTTTCAAAATGACAGTGCCGGTGGAATTTGTTAACACCAAGGGGCAGTGTGATAAGTGGAGTCAAGAGGTGCCGTTTTAATGAAAAATCCATTCCATATTACAGGCCCCGCGCTTGTTTCTTTTAGTGGTGGGCGCACTAGCGGCTACATGCTTTACAAAATTGTTGAGGCGCATGGTGGCAAACTACCAGATGATGTGCATGTAACTTTTGCCAACACTGGCAAAGAACGCGAAGAGACTTTGCGCTTTGTCCATGAATGTGAGGCTAGATGGGGCGTTCGCATTCGTTGGCTTGAGATGGCTGATCGCAAAGCAAAGGACTGGTCTGATCGCTTTTCAGAGGTTGGTTATAATAGTGCAAGCAGAAATGGTGAACCATTCATATCCCTTGTTGAGGATAAGAAATATCTTCCATGCGGGGTGATGCGTTTCTGCACAACGCAACTTAAAATTGAACCTATGAAGTTTTTTATGAAATCTCTTGGGTATAAAAAATGGACTAATGTTGTCGGCCTTCGCGTGGATGAGCGCCATAGGGTAGAGCGGGGCATGGCATCTAACGAAAAAGGTAAAGACCCGTGGGTTTCAGTTTTTCCGCTATATGATGCAAAAATTACGCAGCGCGATATTATGAATTGGTGGAAGGAGCAAAACTTTGATCTCAATCTATTGCCCTTTGAAGGCAATTGCGATGCCTGTTTTCTTAAAGGCAGGGCGAAATTGATGGAGATTGAAAGAACTAAGCCAAATACATTGCAGTGGTGGGCTGATCTTGAAGACTATGCTACTCAAATTAACTCAAAGAAATCTTTAAGAAATTTTAATAAAGATTATAGCTATAAAAGCATAATAGAGGCAGTTCGCAATCAGGGTGATTTGTTTGCTGGATGTTTTGATGATGACCCAGAAATGGATGCCGAATGTGGCTTATGGTGCGGTGAAGTATAATGGAAAACATCCCAACAGAGCATTTCGAGCAGCGCGAAGTTGTTCGCTGGTTTAGGCAAAAATACAAGGGTGTCCGCATCTTCGCCATCCCGAATGGTGGTATGAGATCGAGGGCTACCGCAGCAAAATTAAAAGCCGAAGGCGTTTCGCGAGGTGTGCCAGACCTGTTTGTGCCAGCCAAAAACCTCTGGATCGAGATGAAGCGGGTCAAGGGTGGCAAGCTTTCACCAGAGCAACGAGACTGGATTAACTATTTGCAAATGCTGGGAAATACAGTTCTTATTTGCTACGGTGCGGATCATGCAAAAGAGGAAATTGACAAAATTTTGTCGTAAGTAATTTTTTTCTTGCATATGGCTGGAGAGGCGATAAGTTATCCACATAATAAATGAAAGGGATTAACTATGATCGTCGAAACATATAGCCATTGCGTTGAAGAAACTCCGATTAGGGTAGAGATTCATTTTGACGTATTTCCCTCATCTTACATCGTAGAGATGTACGAGGGAACATTCGAATTTTATGGCAAAGTATATTATGACCTTAAAAGCAGAGTGAGGGTTAAAACCATAGAAAAGGCTAAAGCTAAGGCTAATTCATGGATCGAAAGCAGAACCCTTGCTTTGGCAAAAATTTAATAAATGAAAGGAAGAGTAATGACTGAAAATGAAATCCTAACCGAAGCCGCCGAAGTTTTCCGCGAACTTGACAAGGTCAACGCTGAGAAGCGTCGCCTTGATGAGCGTATTCGCCATTTATGCCGCCAGTTCGATGTTGCCGGTGGAGTGTGGGGTTTCCAGCCTCACCACCTTCGTCGCGCTGCTGAAGCCCGTGGAATTCTTGAGGTGGCAGCATGACGGATTTCGCAAAATGGGAATGCGCGTTCACTGGCGACAAGCCGCCAATGTGGAATGACGATATGCCTTGGGGGCTTTATCCTGAGATTCCTTTTGGCCAGCCGCTATCGCCAAACTGGATCATGGGCACCATATATTCGGTGCCAATTGATGCCGTGAAGCAGCGTGTGCCGCTTGATGAACTTATGTCCGATCTGCGGGCATACACAGATCATGAATTGGCCCAGAGCGGCATTTATATCTTTGACCCAGCCAATGATGATCCGAATTATATAAAGATTAAGGGTCGCCAACGTGAGCGGGTTGAGATTGATCATCGGAATGCACTTGAGGCCAACCAATGACAGAGAGAGAAGCTATTGTTGCGTGGTTGCGGGAGCAGGCAGCCGGATTTGACGCCATGTGCCTTTTTGGCGATGTTTGGATGGGCGATTTCTTGCGCCAGAAATCATACCAGATCGAGCGCGGCGATCACATCAAGGAGACAGAAGATGACCAGTGACCTGATTGCACGATTGGAAGCGTTGAGTGGGCCGGATCGTGAGGTTGACGCAGAGATTGCCAAAGCTATCGGCGCGAAACATGGGCCGGACAGCGGGTGGTGCAACAGCGACAATGGCGACCACTGGTATGTTGAAGAGTGCGCCAAAAACTACACCGCAAGCATCGACAGCGCCATGACGCTCGTAAGCACACCATTTTGGATGATACGCAACTCAATGGATGGCCCCGTTGCTACCATTATGGACACAAGCGGGCGCGAATATGAGGGTAACGGAGACAATGCTGCAATCGCCCTGTGCATCGCGGCTTTGAAGGCAAGGAGTGCTGACAATGGATGATGGATGGAAGGGCGGGCAAGACCCAGAAGCCTATGTGCGCTATCTCAAAGAAAGGCAGAACATGACGACTAAACCAGAAGCCGTGACGCAACACGCCCTAGAAGCAGCCAAAGACTACCTTCGCGGCAATGGGCCTTGGAAGGATAGCGAGATCGGCATCACCGAGGATGACTATCTGGTGCAGTGCTTTGCCAAGGCAATCCGAGAGGCCAAACGGCAGGAACGAGCAGCCACCTTTGCCTTCATCCGTGAACAAGCGTGGAAAGAAGAAGTCGTTGAGGCCCAGCAAGCAGTGTTTGGCCCAAACAGCCCTATTCGCCCACCAGCGCGGCTTATGGTTTCTTTGATGAACAAGGCCATGCTCGACCAGATCGAAAGGACACAGAACGATGCCTGACGATGAACTGATTGCGCGGTTGCTGCAAGTAGGTGAAGAGGTGTGCGTCCCTTGCCCTGATGGGATAAAGGGATGCCTTGTAAACCACTTCGGTATCGTGACTGACCCTGTGGTCATTGAAGCAGCCACACGCCTCGAAACCCTCACCGCCGAGAATGAGCGGCTTCGTGAGGCTTTGGAAAAAATAGCTGGCGTCAAGACAGTTAAGTTTGATGGTAGCGAGCCGTTCCACAACATAGAAATAGCTATCGCAGCACTAAAGCAAGGTGACCAGAACGATGGATGATGCTGAACTGATTGCGCGGGTTCGCTATTGTCGAGATTATGGTATTTTTGAAGCTGCAAAAATCGGCAAGGCGGTAAGTTATACTGAAATCCACGAACGCCTCGAAACCCTCGCCGCCGAGGTGGAGCGGCTTCGTGAGGCTTTGTCCGCATACACCGAGTATTGCAACATCTGTCATGGTCGCGGTGCTATCATTGAAGAGGATATCGTTACCGGCGATGAATTGTGGACAGACTGCCCCGGATGTGGGGAAGCCCGCGCAGCACTAGAGCAAGGAGAACAGTGATGACCTTATCAGACCGCATTGCAGCAGGAGACACCAGCCAAGTTATGAACCTACGCCAATTCCTCTACGACAACTTTGGTTGGGACATTTATGAATGGAACGAACATGACATCAGATTCTGAAGCAATTTATATCAAGGCCCGCGAACTTGCTATTGAGCATATGCAGCCGGGGCTTGTTGTGCATCGAGCAATCCTCAAGGGCGCCTACGACAAAGGCACGATGATAACCAAGTGGTTGCCAGAGGCGGAAAGGATATTGATCGCCAACAGGGAAGAGGCGGAGCCGGAAGGCTAATAGCCTATACTATCCGCACCCAATGGTTGCCACTTTATCAATTTGTCCCAATGCTTGAGAACATAGCGTTTGGCGAAAGGCTCTCGCGCCTTCAACATTGATATGATCTTATCAATGCTAGGGTGCGGGACGCCAGCCAAAGCCATCTCATTGGTGTACTCAGCCGGATTTATTGGCTCAACATCTGGCCAGTAGCCCTTGGCCACATAAGGGCTGTCAATACGGATCATGGAGCGGGCTTGAAGCCGATACTCAGCATCCATGCCTTTGCGGCCATAGAAATATCGAATAGCCGCTATCTCAATTGCCTGACCGTTCAACTCACGATCAGCAACATTGAATGGCAGCAATCTTGCAGACACAAGGATCATGGCTGAAATGCCAGCACCAGCTAAAGCGCCAGCCACATTATTTCCGAAGCCAGCAAAATAAGCCCCGCCAGCAGCCGCGAGGAAGATTGCTGGCAAGCCCCAGAACCAAGCTGCGTATCTAACAAATTCATACCATTCCTGAAGCAGAACAGCGGCAAAGTATCGAGTGCCGGTGTTTATCGTGATCCCCGTCGGCCCGTTCTGGGCAAAGTGACGATCATTCTCAACGATCTTGATAAACATCTGCCAATCCTTCCTTAATTAACTTGTCGCCCCAAGCCTTCACATCCATCAATCTGGCTGTATTGGCGTTGAGGATGTCGAAGTCTGATCTGGAAAGTACGACGGCATCTGGATCGGGTCTGTCACTGCCTTGGGCAGTATTACCTTGGGCGGTGGCACCGGCTTGGGCTGGACAACGATCTGCCCACCGCATCCGCCGAGCATAAGCGTCAGCAGCGGCAGCAAGCTTGAGGCGGTTAGTTTCGTTTTCATCTGTCATCCTCGCTATTTCGGTTTGTTTACCCTGCACAGCATTATTTAGTGCAATTTGCTGGGTGCGGGCGTTTTCTGAAGCTACCTTCATTCCGGCTATGGTGTCACGGGCATCGCCAAGTTGCTCATATAGCCCATCCCAGAACAAAAAGCCCTCGATCCGCGCAGTCTGGATCAATCCGAAAGTCAGAAAAAGGACTGCGGCAATGCCGTACACCTTTGCGGCAATCGCGCTGAACGGATTAAACATCTTGGCTGCCCCCATCGCTAATCTTAGCACCGTCCTTATTTGCCTCTAGGCTCATCCTGCGGCCAAGCGCCCAGCCGAATGCCGTGGTGCCTACAAGAATTTGGAAATGTGCTGCCAGACCCAGCAGAAACGAATACAGAGCGTTTCCAGACACCAGATAGACTGCAATGGCTGCGAAGCAAGTCATCACAATACAAGCGCCCAGAATGGCCCCGAAGGCCCATGCGCGGCGACCATCTGGCGTCAGGATCGGCGGTAGTTTCATGTAGCCATATCCAGAGCGACTTCGCGAACGCCGTCAACCTTCTTGGGATCACTGCCTTCTACGCGCCGAGTCCAGCCTTTGCCGAAAGTGACAAAGTGCTTCAGGCGGCGCAGGAAACTCATGCGCCGATCACAGATGGCATTGATGACATCCACCGGCTTACCTACCGCCGCAATCGTGACTGCGCCAATGACGCCATCCGTAGCAACGCCACAGACAGCCTGAAGAGTTTTGGATGCCCTGTCGACGCCAGAATTGACGGCAAAATCGAAAACGGCATAGTCAACGCCCATAGGCAGCATGTCACCTTGGATACGATCCCAGTACTGGATTTTGTAGATGGCATTAACTTCAGCCTCTGTGATATATTTGACGGACTGGTAGCCTCTGGCGCGGGTCTTGCGGTAGGCATCGTAGACCTTCTGCGTCACGCCGAAGTTGGTAGCGCCGCCGGGGTCTTTCGGGTGGTTCACATAGCCACCCTCATGCTCCAGCACCAGTTCGAGGCAGCGATTAAAATTATTGTTCATAATACTATCCTTTCTGCTCCACAGCGAATGCGCTGCAATTCACCAAACTCTTTGTGATATACTATAGCTTTCATGTCTCGAAAAGAGCGATAACCTTGGTATCGGTGCCAAGCATCGTTGGGGGCCATTGTACGGTGCGTTTCAACCGTGCAGCCCTGATAGTCTTTTAGCTGATCGTGGTGGAAATGGCCGCAATGCCAGACGCGAAAGTCAGCCTCTGCCCAATCCTTTGGAACGTCCGTTGCCATAATTAGGGGAAGTTCAGCAAGTTTGGCCCCGTCGCCATGCGTTGAACCCAGCAAAACTCTACCATGCCGGTGATAATAAAAACCACTTGGTGACGTATCCACCATCACCCTTGGCTCGTTATTGAACCACGCCGAAAGGCATAGCGATAGCATGAAGGCTTGGTGCGGATCATGGTTGCCGCGATTGTTTCGAACCAGAACGGTCTTGTGCTTTTCAAGCAGGCGTTGAATGCAGCGAACCATAGCGCGAAGGCCAACTTCCGCTATCTTCTGAAAGCGGCCATCGATGTCGAGACTGTTTCCTGACTGCGGCGTTCTGTTTGTGCTATTATCAGCGTGGAAATAGTCACCAAGGTTTAGCAGCAAAGCGGTTTCGGACTCAGGCCCTTGAATACAAAGCCGGTCAACGGCTTCAAAAGTTATTTTCTCTGCTATATTGAGATCAAAGTTTTCGCCAACTTCCTTGGCCCAAGCCATTAAGCCAAAGTGTGGATCACCCATTGGGATCACTGTCAAAAGGTCAGCATCAGTTAACTGCGGCGCTGGTGCGGCTGGGAAAATTCCTTTGGAACTTTCGACAATGCCTTCAACGACACCGCGAATGATGTCTAGTTGCCTGTCATTGTCGATGGCGGATTTAACCCACTGGCCCCTTGGGTTTCCATCACTGTCAAAATATGTCGAGACGCCCTTGACGATATAGCCTTCAGGAACCGTCCGGCTCATATTATGCTCAGGCGAATATCCGCGCCGAGCGGCTTTCTCTTTTAAAATCTTGATTGTTTTTTGAGGCAGGGATCGATGAACCCCGATCCTTTCTGCGACAGCTTTACCGCTGCCTAACTCATCAAAAAGTTCTAAAATCTGCCTTTGCTTTTCGGTATCGCAAAAATCATAAAGCTTAGGATCGACATATGCCATCAATCACCTCTTGCTTATAATCCCACACATAAACGACAGAGCAATGAAGACGGCATAATTAGGCAAATTCCACATCACGAACGCCGTGATTGCGAGGGCTAATCCCCTGACAATTTGCGGCCCTGCCACCTTGCCTCTACCCAATCAAAAATCCGCAATCCCATCCAGATTATGGTCAGTAAAGAAGCCAAAGGTGGCAATATTTGAACGAGCGCCCCAAAAGCGGCAACGGCGGCAGTTGCATCCGCAAAGTGCTTCACGTTTTCCCCCATTGACTTAAACACCGTGTGGACGCTCATTCCACTATCCCCTTATGCCCAAGGAAGCGCAGGCTTCACGATAGGCGGATTCTTCTGCTCCTCGATCTGCTTTGTAACAGAATTCTCTAAAACTTCAACTTGTTCTTCACCAATATGGTTCTTAACCCAACCAATAATGGTTGTTTCTGTAAGATCAGCAAAGGGAATAAATTCAGCTTCTGGATCAAGCGTAAAAGATGCGCTGCCGTATGCGCTGCCGACATACTCGCCATCAATAGTGGTCAATGTCCAGTGCGCGGTGGTTACCACATTTTCTTGACCCTCATGCTCAGGATAGCATTCTAGGCTTACAACCTTCCATTCCATTTTAGTTTCCTTCCAGTTGGGCTACGCGCTGGCGTAGGGATTGGATTTCTGCAATCAGATTGGCAATAATTTCAGGTGCGGAATAATCCATTGCCTGCATTTTCTCACCGTCTTTTTCGCCAGTTGCGATTGGTGTTTCTGATACTTCTTGAACCTCATGAGCGAGAAGACCTATGAAACGGCTTCCGTCAGACTTCCAGCTACCCTGCACCGGCTTCAACGCATCAATGTATGATCCGCTGTTTATAATTGGGCCATCAATATTTTTTAGGCGATAATCAGATGATGTATTGTAAGCTACGGCTGTTGTTCCGCTTTGAGTTATTGAGCCTATGGTTGAAGCGTTGTAACCAAATTCCATATAACCATTGCCGGAAGCGGTTCCATTTGCATGGCCAATAAGCATGTATCCAACTTGGCCACCTAGAGCAGGCACCATGACAATGCCTGTCTGCCCCATCGCTGTACTCGCCGTCCCAACCAACAAATTCCCGCTGGAGTCAATGCGGGCGCGCTCCGCAGAATTAGTCAAAAACAAAATCGGCGCATTTGTCTCATTTGCTAAAAATAGTGAATCATCAGATGCGCCGTAGCCAAAATACCCTTTTCGTCCGGTTGTATCATACCAAGAAGAATAAAGGTTGCCAGCGCCTCTTGCGCTTGCTGTCTCAAGGCGGAAGGCTTCCGCTATGGTGCTTTTTGCGTGAAGTCTTACGCTTGGCGACGAGGTGCCAATACCGACATTACCAGAGCTGCGAATACGCATATGTTCCGCAATGCCGCCAGTAGTGTTGCGGACAGCAAAATATAGGTCAGCGGTTTGTGTTCCGTCATTACCGGCAGTCCAAGAATTGGTTCCGACTGCGCCTATAGCAAAGGCATTTTTCGAGGTGCCGCCGCTGTCGGTCATGCGGCCTATAAAGACTGGGTCATAGCCGCCAGAAGTAGTATTGGTAACGGTTACAGCAGTTGGTGTGGCACTCCAGCCTGATCCTGTCCAATAACCACCTGAATTTAGCGTAACATCTAGTTTTGTGCTTGGCGAGGTAGTGCCTATACCAACATCACCGCCGCTGGTGATGCGCATGCGTTCGGTGTCGGCTGACCCACCGCCGCCGCCAGTATTAAAGGCTAGGTAGCCAGTGCCTGCTGTTGGGCCGTATGGCCGCAGTGTCATCTTCCCGCTGTTGTACTCGATGACCCCAACATCAGCTTGGTGTGACGAGAGATAGCTCTTAACTCCTAGGAAGCCTGCTGCGGTAATGGAGCCAGCAGCCTGCGTGGCAGATAGGGGTGAACTTGTCCCGACACCAAGGTTGCCGCTGCTGTCGATGCGCATACGTTCGACGTAATTCGTGAGCCATACATGCGGGCCGCTGTTGGCGGAGTAATTTATAGACCCCGCACCACCGAAACCACCGTAACTGCCGTTCCCTACCCAAATTTGGCCTTTGGTGTTCGTGCCATCGGTAAACTCGATACCACTAAAATCGGCAACGGTAGTGTTAGTCAACTTTAGCGTTGAGGTTCCGCCGACAACATGCAATTTCGCACTGGGTGATGCTGTGCCAATCCCCACATTGCCACTAAAATACCCTTGACCACCCTTAGTAACACTAAAATGCTCAGTTCCATTGGTCTGAAGTGTGACAAGCTTCGACGCCGAAGCAGAGGCGCTGTCAGTCACATTCATTTTGATGGCGTTGAACGTGGTTCCGCCAGCATTCCAAGTGTCAGTCAGGTCGTAAATATAGGCCATTGCTTACCTCTTCTTAAAATCTTTTAGCATTTTTGTCGTTAGCTGCCAACAGCAGATGCTCTATGATGCCACTTTGACAGACAAAGCCAAGCCGTAGGCTTTATCGGCCACCCCGGCAGCAACTTCTGGCGCCGTCGATCCTGTGCCATCTGGAGTTTTAGACGCCAACCAGCGGTAGTCATAGTTCCCATCGGATGCCGGAACGTCGATATACTGCGATGCCGCAGAAACTTGCAGAATTTCATTCGACACAAAGTCAAAAACCTCTGGCGGGCCGGGGTCATATACATACTCACCAACCTCTTTATTTCCCATTAGCCAGCTATGTATTTCTGTCCAAGTTCCGGCACCAGCAGGGCTGCGCTGCAATCGGCCATACAAAACAGCCGACGTTTTACCTAGCGGCGTCGATAGCTTGAGGCTGCAAGTCAAAATCAAATGTATAAAGCCGCCTTGGCTTGGCTTTGCTGGAACATTAGAAAGTGTAAGCAGCAAAACCCCACCGTCCGTAGCAGTTACGTTCGTTGCTGTGGCGGAGACAATCTTGTTGAGCGCGTCGGCGGAAAGTGAAGTAGCCAATACCTTTGCGCTCTTGACGGTGCCATCTGCGTTAAGAGCAAGGCTAGCAGCCGCAGCCGCCGCATCTCGCGCCTCAACCCACGCAGAGCCGCTCCAGCGATACAATTTGTTGGAGTCGTCTGTATCGAACCAGAGATCGCCAATAGCAGAGGCGGTCGGGGCCGAAGCCTGATAGAACGTAATAACCTTACCGTCTGCCGTTGCCTGAGCATTTGAGGCAGCGGTAATCGCCGTCGAGATAGCATCGTCCTGCACCTCGATGAAGGTAATGCCATTATGGCGGTACAATTTGTTGCCGTCGTCTGTGTCAATCCAGAGGTCGCCCTCAGAGCCGCCAGCGGGCATGGTTGCCTGATAGAAACTCTCAATCTTGCCGTCCGCTGTCGCCTGAGCAGTGGCCGCGCTCTCCAGAGCCTCGTCAATGCCCAGAATGAATGGACTGTTGAGCGGATCATAGACGGTCGGCGCCGTCGGCGTCACTGGCGCCGAGTCCTCGCGACCCCAAGCATAGATAGCGGCGTTTTCCTCCACCAGCGCCAAAGGAACTTGGCCGTCGAAGCGGATTTCTTGGCTGACAACGCGGAAGGGCTTATTCGACCATCCCAGCGCCTCAATGCTCAAGCGGACAATATCGCCAACTTGGCAGCCGAGTGCTTTTGCGTTGAAAGTAGCCGAGAACATGCCGCGATACTGGTTGCGCTGCAAAATCTGCTTGGCAATGCGCTGGGCGCGGCGTCCGTCCTCGACATAGGGAAGGTCAACAGACATAACGCGCTCGATGCCGTCGATGGACGTAAATCCAACCTCGGGATAGTCCACCATCTGATAAAGGCTGTTATTCGACGGATCGACATAGCGCCCGCGAGCCACATTGTAATTCTCTGTCAAGCCGCGAGTTTGCTGCCAATCAAAAGGCCCGATCAAATCATTCTCATCAAGGTCGAGAGTGTAATCGGCCAAGTCATTGCGGAAAATCGTTAGCGTCAACTTGCCGCCATTGTCCCGAAGCGTGCCGTTCATACACGCTAGAAGGGCGTTAATAATTTCCTGCCTGTCATCAGCATCGCTTGCTGTGCCAGAAGTCCTATAAGCCTTCTGTGTGCCGCCAGTAGCCAAGGCGATGTTTTCATCGCAAATATTAGCGGCTGTGATAAAAGAGGGCATGTCTATGCGGGTGTATGGAACGCCGCAACCAACTGACAATTTGCCATTAATTTTCCAGCCCAGCAACCACCAGAGCAATTGCAGCGCCGGATTATCACAATCATCGGCGTCTGTATAAACGCCCCAAGTCGTCTGGTCATTGGCGCGATGGCTGCCGGAGCCGCCAGCAATCGTGCTGTCCTTGCGGGGATCGTAAAGCAGCGCACCGTTGCCGATAATTGTGATGCGGCTAGGCAAGCCGTTCACAAGCGGACTTTCAGCCTTCTTGGAGTTGCCAGTACGCTTGATGCGAAGATGAATATAAGCAAGCCCCGTCATGCGGCGAGACGTTCCCCACTTAGTTCCGCCGTTAATCGCAATCGTGTTGCCAGCCGTACCTTCGGTGCGCGTCGCCACCGTAAGATAGCCGGTATAAGTGCCAGTCACGCCACCAGAGGCAGTCCACGCTTGCTTTTCTTCGAACCAGATTTCGTCGATTGACGTAACCTTGTGAGCGGCCACAGCAATAATATAGTCGATATATTCTTGGTTGGTTCCGCTGGCCTCGTGATACCGCAAATCCAACGGCATTGCTGTAGTGCCAAATACAGCCTTGCGCGGCGTCGTAGGATCGAGACTAACATTGAGGCGGCTGAGTTGGCTGCGAGGAACTTTCGGCCCGAAAAATTGCTGGCTAATACCAGTCAGGATTGCAGCGGCAGCCATGCCCAAAAACATGGAGCCAAGTCCGGCGGTAAAGGCAACGCCAGCTATGACTGTGGAGCCAGCAGCAGCCGTCGCGCCAGCGGCCAAAATGCTCGCGCCGCCGGTAGCAAAAGCAAGGCCGACAAATACGGCGGCTAGTGCTAAACCCTTGACAACCTTACCGATGGTAGCCTCCTATAAATTCTTCGACAGTCTTGCGCCCCTTCCTTAGATTACACGAAGGGCAAGAAATCGCAAGATTACTCTTGTCGTTGCACCCTCCGCGACAAATAGGAATTTTATGATCTACGTGATATTTTTCCAAATCCTTGCCGCAATATGCACATTTAAAATTTTGCAAATCAAGCAATTGCAAAATATCTTCTACAGCATGCGTTCCGCCACCCCCATTTATTTTTGCCCTGCGATTGGACTGATGAATAACGTGCCTTTCTGGAAATCTTTTTCTCCAATTGTTTTTAGCAGATCGCGCCTTTTGCGGATTTTTTTTGCGCCAAGAAGTATTGCTCTCGTTATGCTTTTTTCTATATTCTGGGTCTTGCATTCTTTGTGCGTGCAAAAGAGCCTTTCTCTCTGCTATGCGAGCCTTATTCTGTTTGTAATATTCTTTGTGACACGGCTTACACCAAGTACTTTTACCGATTGGCTTTAGCGCAATCGGCAGCATGTTTTTACATTTCCCACATAAAAATTGGGTCATTAGACCCTCCAGCACTTTTCCCAGAACTCTCTGGGTACGCGCTCCAAGCCATCATCTGAGACAAAGTAGGCGAAGCCGCCAGATACTACACCAACACTGTTGTCAAAGAAAGCCAAGTCTCCACGCTGGGCGCGGCCAATCTCGACTTCCTCAAATTTGCCGTCAAGCGTTGCCTCAAGGCTGCCTTCACCAATGTCCTTAAGCGCCCTTAAACTGCCCTTTAAATCGGTGTAGGAGCCGCGAAACTCCTCCATAGGGTCAACGCCAGTCATGGCTTCGACGGCGCCAGCAGCGAACATGCAGCAGTCATTCACGCCATACTCAAATGGCTCGCCCCGCTTGCTGGAGATGTAGTCTGAGAGTTCTGCCTCCCATGTCGTTTTACGGATCATCTGAATGCCTCTCCATTAAGCAAGCCGCCACCAAAACCGCCACCAAAGCGCGTTGCCCCATCCGAAAGCCCTGCGCCTGTCGTGCCATTTGCGGCAGCGATTGCGGCTTCACCACTAAGGTCGCCAGAGTCGAATATGTTTTGAATGAGATAAGTTTTATTCTGTGAGCCAGATAGGCTAACCAGATAGTTCTCGACTGTAAGCGAGACAATCTGACTATCGGCGCTGCCAGCAATGCCGACCTCGTTCATATAGCCTGTGTAGTAAGGAATGATCGAGCCGACTTGGTTTTCATTCTCGTCCACGCAATAGAACCAGAGCCGAGCGGTGCGCCCCTGCCAGCGCGACTTGTCGCCAATAAGGTTAAGAAAGTCTGATGTGCGAGCGCGTATTAGTTCGCCGGAGCGGTCAAAAATAAAGTCACCATCGCGCTCTTGCAGAAAGTCAAGATTGACGATCAAGCCGCCCAATGAGATAGTAACTGTGTCTGAGCCGGACTCGTTGTGCTTTACGGGAGAAATTTGAATGAGATTGTGGTCGTAGCTTTCGTATGTCCCGTCCAACTCAGAGTCGCCCGAACCAGAAATTACTTTATCATAAAGCCCGCTGGTGCCGCGAAAAACGTCACCATCGAAGTCCGCGTAGAGAAGAACGCGCCAATGAACAATCGGCGCCTCAAGAGCGGCCTGTGTCGTTGCGTCAACCATTAAAAGGACTCTCTGAGGTTGAGCGAGAGGCTATAGACATAGCCCGCCTCGACTGAAAGGGTCGGCTCCTCCACCATATACATCAGTGCGTAAGGGTTTTTGAACTCGATAGCCGCATTGTCAGACGGCGCCGTGCGGATTGGCGGCTCGAATGTCAGCGTGGCTTGCCCAGAGCCGTTCGAAGTTACGTTTGCGGTAAGCTGGAGCAACTGGTTGTTGATAGTCACAAACTGCCCGGCCTGTAAAACGGTGCTTGACACAGGCCAGCCGTCCGTGGCCAATGTGCGGCCAGTCTGCCCAGCGCCATTCACAAGCGGTGAAGCAGAGGCCGACGACTGCGCTGTGGGATCGACTGGCACTTGGAAGTCATTGGTGCGCCCACGAGCCTGAGCAATGAACGAGCGCCAAGCATTGATATTGCTTGAGCCGACAATCGGTGGAAGCGTTAGCTGACACTCCCACCAGCCGCGCCCAGAGGCAATCGTCTGGCGCTTGCCTGTCCACTCAGAGACATTGGTTTGGCTCGGCATGACAAAGCGCCATGCCATTGACTGAGCCTTTGGTGTCGATGGGAAGGTGATTGTTGCCATTACTGGATAACTCCGCCAAGGCGCGGCCTACGCAAGCCGCCCACCGTGCGTGCCTCTGCCGCCGCGATGATGGCAGGAGCCGCCTCAAGAATGCCTTGCTGCACTTGAGCGCGAACAGCCGCCGGATCAGCCGAGCCGCGAGCATCGACATTGATAACCATGCCAGAGCCGCCTTTGCCGCTACCTAGGTTACGGTTAGGAATGATTGTGCCATTGCCATTAGGCACAAACAATTCAGGCCCGCGCTCACCGACAATATACGGACTGTTGCTCATTACTGAGCCGCCATTTGCTCGGAAAGAAGGCCCTCCGCCAATGTCAACGCTAAACCCATTCGAGGCAGAAGTTGAAGCCCCAGCGCCCCCGGCAAGACCGCCCAATGCCTTACTTACAAAGCCGACAATTTGCTGCACGACAAACAGCCGCCAAAGTTCATTGATTACTGCGCCAATTATTCCGCGCATTCCCTCTTTCCACGACATTGCGCCAGTAAGCATACCCTTAAATGCCTCGGAAACGCTATTCCCAATAGCCTCAAAAGAACTTTGCATTTCTTCGTTGCGCTTCACAATTGCGTCTTGCAGGGGCGTTATCTTGCCGAGCGTATCGGCAAGTTGCGGCAGCACGCCATCCTTGAGAGACTTATTCAGCGCCTCATTATCACGAGCAATTTGAGCAATATCAAGATCGCCAAGGGCCTTGTTAAAATCCTCTTGATATTTGATACGCTCATCCATGCCCATTTTATTAAATGAGCCTTGAAGTTCATAAATATCACGCTGATACTGAGTCATGGTCTTTTGATTTGCCTTACTCAGCAAATCCATGAAGTCAGTTACAGCTTTTTGCTGTTCTTTAAGATAAGCTTCGCGCATACGCTTGGCTTCTTTTTCGGCCTCTGAAACCTTATCTTTCGCGCCTTTCATGGCACGCTTTTTGTCGTCTTTTATATTATCGCCAGCAGTCCGAACAGCGTTAATCTTTTGCCAAGCGTTAGTGATTGACTTTGTTAGCTTAGAGGTGTCCTCCTCCACGTTTTTAATCGCGGTTTCTGTATCTCCAAAGCCAAGCCAGCCGCCAACCATAGAGGCGACTTTGCCCATAGGGCCGGTTTGGCTAAGGGCAGCCATAAATGAGGCCTCTTTTTGAGCCGCCTTCATTCTGGTCAAAGATGCAGTTAGGGCCGCAGACGCGGAAGCCATATCCGCTTGCGCCGCCGCCATAGCCGCAACTTGCAGCAATTTGTATTGCTGGATATTTTCCTTTGTGGCAGTGCCAAGATTAAATCTGGCCTCTATAAGATCAAGCGTGGCTTGGCGATTTTCAGACTCTTGCTTCGCAAGGTCGTCCGCAGCCTTTCTCGCGTCCTCCGCCGCTCCAGCAAAGTCCAAAAGGCCGGAAATCATTTCCCCGAGCACCATAGTTGCAATGGTGATTGCGGCACCCCAAGGCCCAGCAAGAAACGCGCCAACCTTACCAGCCGTGCCGCCCATCATGGACATAGCATAGCCAACTTGGCCAATCTGTTGGTTAAATGCTTGGATAGGACTTGCGCCAGTCGATACCGAGGTCGCAAAGTCGTTTATCTGCATCCCAAGCTGTTGCGTACCTTGGCGGGCTTGGCGAAGGGATTTCGACTGCGCATCGAGCGCATTGTTATAGCGGACGCCATTACGAATAACGGCGTCCGTCGATGAGGCAAGGGTGGTGTTTGCGTTCTTTAGCTGCTCAGTCTCTTGACGCAGTTTGTCAACAGTCTGAGTTAGCTTTTCAAGCTGATTTTGGCCGGTGACTTGCGCGGCAAAAAGAAACTCAACTCTTTGATCCTGTGCCACGCTTTTGCCTTTCCTCGCTCAGCTTGTGGTACGCAGCCCATTCATTTAATTCCTCAATAGAGATTTCTTCAATTTCTGCAATTGTTTTTCCAAGCCGATCCGCCAAAGTGAGCAAATTATACCTTAGCGGATCGTCTCTCAGTTTTTTTCGTGTTCATCCGCCGTTGTGCCGCTCATAAAGGCGGCGGCAACGGTCGAGATAACACCGACTTCCTCGCGCATGAGAACGGCCTTATCCTCAAGCGTGAACAGCTTTTCACCCTGCCCATTCTCGGCCTTGAGAATAATCAAGTCCACCATTGCCTCAAGCGAGGCAGAGGTCAAGAATGACGGGTGCTTGCGCTGGATGCGATTTAGTTCCCCGGCAAGCAGAGGGCCATAATAGACCTTCTCTGGCTTGCCGGGTTCCCCCCATTCAGCGACTTCAATATGCTTTTTCGAACCAGTACGCTCTGCAATACGTTTCGCAATACTCATATAAACTCCTCTTTATGTTAAGCTGTAGCAGATGTTAGGCTTCCCGTCCCCTGCAAAGTGATGGTGGACTCAACCATGCCGTCAAAGCTGGCTGTGATCGTCTTGCCGGTAACAATGGCGCTGCCGGTGAGATAGGTGTCGCCAACCGCGGCGCCCTCTGGCATAAAGCGAACAGCAACTTCACTGCCCACAGTCAATGCGCCTTGGCCGGTGGTGTCAGTCTCATCCCAGAAAACATCGACTGAGCCAGTCCATGCCTTGAGCGTAGTCTTGAACGTGCGATAGCTGTCGCCCATCGAAGTATCTTCGGCAGTGTCCGAAGTTTCCTCGACCGAGTAAGAGCGGATTTCCAGAATGTTGTTCGACGCCCCTACGCGAACGGTGCCCTCTGATCCAGTGTGCGTTGCCATTTCTATGCCCCCTTAAGCCAGCGTGGCTTGTGTCAGCGTGCCGGTGCCTTGCAGCGTGATCGTTGACTCGACCATGCCGTCAAAAGACGCCGTAACGGTTTTGCCGGTCACGATTGCAGTGCCGGTAAGATACTTTTCAGAAACGGCAGCCGTCGCACCCTCGGGATAGACATTAAGCGTCACTTCGCTGCCAACCGTCATAGCTACTTGGCCATTGGTGTCGGTTTCATCCCAGAATACGTCAACCGAGGCTGTCCAAGCCTTGAGGGTCGTCTTAAAGGTGCGATACGAGTCACCCATCGAGGTGTCCTCGGCGGTGTCCGACGTTTCCTCAATCGAATAGGAGCGGATTTCGGCAATCGTGTTCGCGCCGACCTTTACCGTGCCCTCGCTGCCAGTATGGGTTGCCATTATTCTTGCTCCTCGACTTCAACAGGTTTAGCTTTCGCGGCAGCCTTTTTCGGCGCCTCTTGCGTCCAGCCAATGCTTTCGTAATACTCCAAATCGCAATGACAAGCAAGAATTTCGTCACCAGTGGCGTTATAGACTTTGACCATTTTCATCGAGCAGTCTCCACATCGTCAATCGTTGTCACATACTCCACGACATAAACCAGCCGTGCAGAGGCAACTGAATTTTCGCCCTCGACATTAATATTGATTTCGGTGCCGGACAAGACGCAAGATTTTGCCAGCCCATTAAGCGTGAAATCGGCTGCAATGGCTTCCTCGGCTGAAACGCAAATGCCGTCAAGCGTATCAGAAACAGCCGTGCTTGCGCCTTTGATAACAATGTCCACGACAATGTTAATAACGCGGCGCAGGGTGCGCGTGCCGACCGTAATCAGAGTGCTTGACTCATCGTTGCTATAAACGCAGATCGCGGGCAACTTGGCGTCGTCAAGCGCATACCGGCGCATCTTATAGACATTGGCACCCGTCACTGGCAAGCCAGTCACAAGGGTCGCCACACGATCCCTGATTTGCTGCCTAACATGAGCCACGTTATGCCTTTTCCAGAATGAGCGTGGAGACGCCAGTGCCGTCTGTCAGGACGACGCGCACGGTGTAGGTGACGCTGCGAATGACAATGGTGTCGCCGTCTGCCGCATTTGGCGTGTCCGCCGTGCGGCAAACAAACTGAGGCGACGGGATTGTCACGCCGAGCAAATCAGTCGCGTTGCGGCTTGCTTGCGGCGCATCAAAAATGCCCAAAATAGTGGAGGCCGCGCCTCCTGTCGGCGTATAAGTCGCCGCCTCTCCGAAATCATCGACTTCGAAGAAATCTAAAATATCAGCGGCGGACTCAACGCCCATTAATCTTGGCCAATAACCGTCGCTAGGGTTGCGGTCGTTCCCACCCCCACTATTGTTTGGCAGTGCCAAGGAATGACAAAGCCAACCGGAGCCGAGGTAATTGTAATGTCAGCGCCCGCCCTTTTCGGGCGCAACACAATATTCCCGGCAGCCACTACGACAATTGACTTTACCGTGTCGGGCACGGTGTAGTTTCCGCCAGCCAAGCTTATTGTTGCGCCGTCCCAGCCCAAAGCGTTCGGGCCGCTTGCGTAATTATTTCTGTCGTAAGGCATAACCAATCCCCTTTAATTAACGCCCACGAGCCGGACGGCCTCGCTTAGGCATTACAGGATCGCGATGCTCAATCTCAGGAGCTTCTGCGACGCGAATTTCTTCCTCTGCAATGACAAGCTTTTTGGCGGCAATAAGCGCCACGGCCTCATTGGCAGGGAGTGAAACAATATCACCCGCATTGAGCGGGCCTTGCGACGTAACCACGCCACGGATGCACTTATACTGCATATTCTTCTCCGATGAAGTCGGGGAGCCGGACGACTTCCAAATCCAGCTCCCCAACATCTATTATATGCCGTCGTTGTTGTAAGCGAACGAGACGGGGTTGCGCAAGGCAACGTCAACCGACTGGAGCGCCACAATGCGAACGGTGCCGCTCGACGAAGCGGTGTACGGATCGACGGTAAGGTCGAGGCCGCCCCACATGCCGATCATGCAGTCGGCAAAGTTGCCGAAGTACACGTTGCCAGCGGTTGCTTGCTGCGAGCGGATCACGTTGTAGCCGTTGGCTTCGCCGTTTTCCAGAACGAACATGCCCGAACCAGCGTCCTTGGCTTTGGTTTTCAGGCCGCCAAAGGTCGAAGCGTCGGTGATGTACGCCAGATTGCCGAACAGAGCATTGTCCTCTGCAAGAGCAGTTTCCAGAGCAACCATTTCAGCAAAGGTCGGCACGGCAGCGGCAAAGTTGGCGGGCTTGTTGACGCCAACAGTGCTGAGAATGCCGGTCGGCTGACCCGATAGGCCGGTACCTTCCAGAGCGCCCTTGTCAATTGCGAGAGCAAGGGCTTGCGTGAGGTCGTCACGAACCAGTGCTTCGACTGCAGGGGTTGACTGGAGGATAAGCTGGCGGGTCATGTCAGAGAACGCGCCAACAGTCTTGGGCGTCAGGCTGACGGTGCCGAAGGTCGGCTCAGACTCGCTTGCGGCGCCACCTTCGGGGCTGATCCAGCCAGCAGTCGAAGCAGCGGTTTTCTTCGGGATCGCGACGTTGCCAACAAGGCCCGGCATCATGCGAGCGCCAGCTTGCATTACCGAAGCCGAGTTACGCAGAACGTCAATGAACTCGTTAGCAAGCAGATTGGTTGCAACGATTTCGTTGTCGTCCGTCGTATTCAGGTCACGCTGCTTCCAGACACCGAGAACGTCGGTGGGAACCATGAGGCCCTGAGCCGTGCGGCCATAGCGAGCGGCAGCAGCTTCCGAGACTTCAAACTCGAATGCAGCAGCTTCACGCAGACGGCGGTCGCCGGGGTTGGCGAGAGCAGCGATAGCGCGAACGATAGAAAACTGGCGGATTTCTTTCGAGTTCATGCCGATGTTTTCGTTTTCGAGCGGCTTGTCGTTGCCGATTACGTCGAGCAGTTCACCACGGAACTGTTCAATGCTTTTGCCAGCCTTGATGGCGGCATCAGCGAGATCGCGCTTATTGTGGCGGGCGCCAAGCGCGATAATGTCAGCGGCATTACGGGCAGCAGCAGCGGCGGCTTCGGCCCGAACCGCGTCCAGATCAACTTCGGACATTTTGTCCTCCTTACGAATGGATGGTTCAACGGTAGGTTTGGGTTCAGCGGCAGCCGCGCTACGCCCTACACCGACGGACGGGTCGGCGGGGATGCTCACGACGGAAACCTCTAAGGGAGACCAAGAGCGAACGAGATATTCATCTCCATTCACCTTGGAACGCTCCATTTTGTTGACGCGATAACCGACGGAGACGTTCCCCCGAATACCATCGACAACATCCTGAAAAACTTCCTGAGCAAGAGCAGAGCGCCCGAACCGGACATTGGCTCGCAGCACTTTGTCCTCAGAAAGTTCCACAGACTCAATAACGCCGATTTGACGCTCCATATCGTGATCGAGGAGCAACGGCGCACGCCCAGAAGCGAGGAAAGCCATGTCAATGGCTCCAGCCTCGTGAACGAGAATTTCTTTTCCGAAAGAGCGTTCGACGGGGAGTTCCGACGATACAGCAATGGAGACGGTGCGTTTCTTTTCGTCAACGCCGCGCACTTCCATGTCAAAGGCACCGGAGCGGCGCTCGATAACTTCCTTGCGCTCGCCTTCTTCTGCAATCTCAGCGGCTTCCTCAACGGCCTCAACCGTCTCCTCAACCACTTCCTCGATTACTTGCTCATTTTCATCCACGGCATTACCCCTTTACGCAACAATATAACAATTTGCCTTACTCGTCAATTGCAGGCTCTTGTTGTTCCGAGTCATTGCCCTTATTGGCCTTGTTTGCGCCAAACGGGAAGAACGCCAGTTCAAGACCGAACTGGTCAGCCATTTCCTTATCGCGCTGCCACTGGCTGAACGTCTCCTCAACGTCACGGCCATATTGCGTTGCAACATCTTGCATGGACATAATGCCGTTGTGCATGGCTTCCACGGCTGCGTTGACTTCCTTCTGTGGGTCAACCCACTGCCAGCCGCGCCCACGGAAGTGGCTTGCAGCGAAGAACTTGTCAAAGCGAGTGACTGGAATCGGAATATAGCCAAACTCCATCACATGGCGCAGCCAAGTGGCGTATGCTTGGATGACAAAGTGATCCAGAAGGAACTTCTGCATCATCTTGTAGGCGTCACGCTCTTCAAGCGCACCCTGACGGATCGAACTGTACGAAGTTCCCTCAAGGTCATTCGACAGCGAGGCATAAGACACGCCGAGGCCAGAAGCAATGCCGCGCAGGATGCCTTTCTGGAAATCCGAGAATGCCGTTGCCGGATGGCTTGGATCAAACGGCTTGAAGTCGACGCCATTGGGAAGCTGGTGGAACGTCCCCGGCTCTGCATCAATGATCGGAACACTGTTGTCGTAATCGTCGGCAGGCACATCTTCGCCACTGTCAGAGGTGAAGAAGCCCATCTTGGAAGCCGCCATGCGGCTGGCAACCAACTCTGCCTCGCGGTGAGCGTTCAGCATCTTCAACTGGCTGATTGCAGAAGCCATCCAAGGTTCGCCACGGCTCTGACCGGCGCGGATTGGGTCATAAACGTGGATGATGTTCTTCGCATCAATGCGCTGGGACTCATTCACGGTGACGGTGGCAAAATCGTGGTCGCCGGGGTGCTTCTTCTTCACCCAATAGGCAACAGGGCGCTGATATTGGTCAACTTCGATGCCCATGCGGATTTGTCCGCCACCCTTCAGGCGCTCATTCTTCTGCTCATCGATCAAGTCGGCCTCAATCGGATGGAATGCGATGCCGTGCAGGAAGGCGCGGTTGCGAACCACCTGAATGAAAGCCTCGCCGTCGCGGGCCGTGGCTTCCATCACATATTTCTGCAAGTCCACCCAGCTTAGGCGGCCATCAGCGGTGCAGTTACCCTTCAGCCCAAAGGTATAGAAGGATTCCTCAATGATCTGGTTGCCAATGGTGTCCATTGAGCCGTTGGTATTACGGGCTTTGACCTGTAGGGTCATGCCATTATCGCCAACCACGTTGGTCTTCAGTAGTGTCAAGTAACGCTTTACATAGACATCGTCTCGCGCCAGCGCCCGCGAACGGTTACGCATGGTGACAAGGTCAGACTTCAGTTCGCTATCAGGACTGCGGCTGGACGCCAAAAAGTCGGCAAAAAGCCGACCAGTATTGGCTGCGTGGTAGGAACGCTTTGAAATCTTAGAGGGTTTGGACGGCAAACCCAGAATATCGCGCCACAAACTCATAGGAATCGAACCTTCACGGTGGTTTTAGTGGGCTTGCCCAGTGCAATAGCGTTGTCGCGGCGCTCTTTTGCCACTTCCTTGCGGTAATAGTCGCGCCACTGGATGAGATCGCTGATGCTCATTTTGGAAATAGAGCGACCTTGGATGCTGTAAGAGGAAACATCCTTGTCAGCACGACCCTCAAGCAAACTTTCAATCTTACTGAGCATAATTTCAGCATGGCTGCGCGGGTCAGCGCCGTTGTTATCCAAGTCTGGGATAATTTCGAAGTCACCGCGCTCGACAACGATGCGATTGCTGGTCGCCGTCTGGGTGATTTCAAGCTGCCAATGATAATAGCCGGCCACAAAAGCAGCCGACGCTGCACTGGTAATTTCGAAAAGATAATAATCCGTCCGCTCTGTAGCAGGAATAGTTATTTCGCTGGCGCCGCCGGCAGTGATCCGCGCAACATAGGCAGCACTATGGGTCGCAGGCGGGTAACTTTCCGCTAGCGAAGTTTTTTTCCACTGAATGAAGTCGCCGGCTACGATCTTTAGCGGCTCACCTTCAGGAGCATTGCTTTCATCAAAAAGATTTGCCATTACCCCTCAACGCCAGCTATTAGCAAAACCACCACGCTTAATACCCTTCTTGGGAACCAGCGGATGAGGCTTCACCTCTTCGTTTTTAGCCGGTATGTCCGACCTTCGCTCGATATTAGCATAAAATCGCTTCACAATGCTATCTATATTAATGTTCAGGATATGAAAAGCCGCAATTGCATAAACGCGAACGTCAAGGGCCTCGTTTCTGGTGCGCGTTTTGATCCAAGTTCTGGCTGGATAGCCTTTGTGATAGCGAATAACCTGTTTTTCAGCCGTCAATTGCTTAAAATATTCATCATCGCGCTTGGCTTGGAAGTGACAATAGCCGCCGCCAGCATCTTCGATCCTTAATCGTGCGTAATGCAATTCTTTCGCGGTATCCACGCCGATTGGATAGAGCGGAACCTTGCCAATATTGTTGCGCGACGGACGGCCAACAATCGGCTTACCCTCGCCGCCGACCCCCTTGACCGCAAACACTCGATGCCCAGCCCTTGTCTTGGCGTAATTATAAACTGCGCGGGTGTGGTGACCACCAGAGTCAATGCAAGTTGCACGAATTAGCATAGGTTCGCCGGAAGGATGCTCATAGGTGGCTAAGATAATTTCATCTAACTTTGCCCAGAGCGATGGCGAAGACGGATCGCCGTACAGAACGTGATATTCTATTTGCCAGCTTTCTTCACCGGCTCCCCATCCGACAATTTCGAGTTCCAGACGGTCATCCTGAACGTCGACACCGCAAGTAAGAACCACAACCTCTTCAGGAATGCCTTCATATTCTTCCTTTCGCTGGGCCACTGCGTAGTCATCTACGCCCTCGCCCTGATCTTCCCATGTCTCGCCAAAGAAGGTGTTAACAAAAGTCTTCAGGCGCATAGGATCGCGCCGAGCGTAAAGAAATTCCTCGACGGCATCCGAAAGCACCGTCCACGGCGAGTATAGTGAATTCAGGTGAAAGCCAGCCACGCCGTTGAACGGCTTCTGGGCCACCCACTTCCCCTTGGACACAGCCCTGTGCCGGTCAATGTCGCTCCAGATCGAGCCGCAGTCTGGGCAGCTATAGTGCGCTGTGTGCGGATTATCGTCACTCCAGTGAACGTTCGCCCAGACAAGTTCCTGCTCATGCCCGCAATCCTTGCAAGGCACCAAGAATTTGCGCTGGTCACTTTCCTGATACGCAGACTCGATCCGGCTGGCACCGCGATTGGTCGGCGTGGAAACCAGAACTATCTTTCGGTTCCAGAAAGTAGCTGCTCGCTTCTTAGCCAGAGAAATCGGATCGCCTTCCTCACCAGCAGAAGGGGGATATCGATCAACTTCGTCACAGAGAACGACACGGATCGGGCGAGAAGCAAGGGAAGATGGACTGTTAGCGCCAACAAGAGACAGAGCGCCACCAGCGAATACCTTGTGCAGAGTCGTATTATTTGCATCTTTTGCCTTCGAGTCCTTTACCTTTTCCCGCAAGCAGGGAGTTGAACGAAGCAAGCCCGCCGTGATGCGGTCTTTAGAGAAAGCCTGCGCCATGTCCACTGTAGGCTGCATCATCAGGATCGGTGCAGGATCATGCGCCATATGATAGCCAATGGTGTTTAGCAGCATTTCGGACTTGCCAAGCTGCGCCCCGCACATAACCACCACTTCCTTAACGAGCGGGTCAGAGCAAGAGTCCATGATGCCGCGCTGATACTCTGCGCGGGCTGTTACCCAGCGGCCCGGCTCCGCGCTACTTTGAGAGTCCAGCCGTCTTTCTGCGTCAGCCCATTGAGCCACACTCATGCGCGGGGGCGGGGTAAGGCGCTTCATTGCCTCGCCCATGCGCTCTAAAGCATGTTGCCTTATAGAGGGATCAAATAGCATTTTTCAGCCAATCAAAATTAATAGAAGGCAAATTTGGCAACTTATTACCCTTAGACATATTTTCTTTTGCTTTCAATATTTCCAAATTCCAAGGAACATGGAGGCCGCAAAAATCCTTGCCTTTAAGGGGGTAAATGTGATCAACATGAAAATCCTCACCAAACGAAAGAGATTTTTGTTTGGCAAGTTGATATATTTCATTTATCTCTTTTTTATAAAAAAAAGATAGAGGACTTTTCGATAAATTCGCCCTTCTTTTGGCCTGATTTTGAGCCTTAATATGTGGATTTTTTTGCCTGTATTTTTTGTAATAATTCAGCATTTTATCTTTATTTTTTGCCTTATATGCGTTCGCTCTTTTAAGTTCGTTTTGTAAGTTTTTTTCTCTATATTCTTTGTATAACTTTTGTGCACAAGCCTTGCAATGAGCGCATTTGCCATTGCGCCCAGATTTCTGATTGTTAAATTCAGACACCATCTTTTCTTCAAGGCATTTTGAGCATTTTTTAAGCATATCAACCTATAGCATTAACCTTCTTCGGCCTTCCAACCTTTTTCTTTGGCGCTACCGCCTGTTCAGGCGCTTCATCGCCTGCAATAGGTTCTGGAGTAGAGGCCCCCGTGTTGACTGGATCAATTGCTGGTTGATAATTTGAGAGTTCAAGCAATGCCTCCCTTATAGCATTCTCCATGTGGTCTTTGATGACCGCCACATCAGTCTCGTTCGCCAAGATCGGAGCCACCTTCGTGGGCAGCGACAGGAACTTTGCCTTGCAGGCATGTAGCACAGTTTCCCATGCCTTGACCACATCCGAGGTCAGACAGAGGGTTCCTCTGATTTTTGCCAGTTCCAACTCCGCAATCTCAGCTTCGGCGTTGATCTTGCGGGTGCGGGCTTCGTCATAGGATGAGCCTATGATCACGCCGCCAGTGGTTGGTTTCCGTTCCTGCTTCATAATGGTTCCCGAAATTCGGTAAAAATCCTCAATCTGGGTCAGTTGATTTCAGTTAAAGCCAACCTTGCCAGCAACGACGGATTTTGTCCATGATTTTAATGTTGCCGGTCTTTGAAACAATATTTCAAAAATGGGTCTGGAAATTTCTCTCTCTGGAAATGCTTTGGACTCCTAATCACCCGCCCCGCCGGATCGGCCAGAAGAACCTAGGCCATAGGGCCTCTGCAATGCCCCTAGGGGCCGCCCACAAGCCCGCTAGACGCAAAAGAAAAGCGGCCCGCTAGTCACCTAGCTGCCGCCCTTACCCTATGCTCAAATCGCCTTAAAATCGACCGCGCCTATCGCCTGTCATTGCCCGCAAAGAGCAAAAGAAAAGGGCGGCACAATGGCCGCCCTTGTCCTATCGATTGTGGCAAGGCCTATGACAATTGCATAAGCTTAGCCATTGTTTGGGTTAATCGCCTATCGCCCGCTTCTAATCGCTGCATATGCCTAGGCGATATGCCTAAAATATCGGCGGCCTTTTCTTGCGTTAAGTTGCGCGCCTTGCGCCATGCTTTTACATCTATCATTATTCACCCCCGATATGGTCAATGGTTATGCTTGCCAGATATTTATCAGCGGCCTTGTCAATGTCCGCTGGATAATAATATGGCGCGCCGTTAAATCGGGCGGCAATCGGACAACCGGCCATGATCGCCTTTGCCTGTTTATTGGTTAGGCAATATATCGCTAGACGATATAAAGCTTGATCATAAGAATAAGCTATTCTGTCCATGTTATCCTCTTCCCTTTAAAAGAGCATGTATCAATTGCGCTTCGCGCTTTCCTATTTTGTGGCGCGAATGGCGGTTATGCGAACGTATCGAATGGTCTACTGCCTCTTTGCTATATGGCACATTTGGATTGTTGTCGGTGATTACAAAGCTTTTCATTTCACCATTTCCTTTAATTCTGCCTTAATCCGTTTCGCCGTTTCACCGCGCCATGTGCCTGCATTTGACAGGAAATACAAAACAACTAATTTTGCGCTATCTTCAAAATAGCTATCACCGATATTTTCGATTGATTGCATCGCCTGCAAATAAGGCCTTGCCGCATAGTTTGGGTTTTTCCAGTCGCGGACAATTTCACTTGCAATGACATAAATTTTCCGATGCATTTTAATTTCCTTTCCTGTTTTAATTAACCGACAACAAAACCAGATTGATCAAGCTTTGCCTTGCCTTTTGCATATAGCGCCACAATGGCCGCCTTGGGGTCTAAGTGCCGTATGTCGCTATCATCACCGTCGACAACGGGGAGCCCTAAAAATGTTTCCCCATTGGCAAGCATTGCGTCAACAATTGCGCGATTGCGGAAAACAACGGCAATTCGATCGCCATTGGCAATTGCTTTTGCGACATAGGGCTGGAACGCCGCAACGCCGCTATAGCTAAAGGTTAAATCATAGTTTGACGGAATATTGCGACGGTTAGCAATTTTCGTATAGTCATAAAATTGAATATCGGGGAAAGCATAAAAGATATTTTCACGTTTAA